CCATAGGTTCACTTCTTACATGCGCCAACGCCCTTTCAATAGTTAATCGCTGTCTTTTAAGTTGGGTGCGTGTTTGAAAATAACTTTTTATCTTTTCAATTAGCCACATTTTGTTTCCTTAATTAATAATAAGCAGCTTTCTTTCTAGCTTTATAATAGTAGTCATCCACTTCTGCTTCATCACTGGGTAATCGTAAGAAGCCACCTTGCCTAAACCGCAACAATGCTAGTGTTGTAGAATCCACTAAGTCATCATGCGTACCACTTGGAAAATCGTTACATTCTTCTATGACTTCTTTAGCCCATCTATGTTCAGGAGCCCATACTATACCAGCAGAGAACAAATCGGATATAGCATTAACTCTACTAATTTTATCTTGACCTTTACCCGGTGTAAATTCCCCTACGGGTACACCCATACGCCTTAATTCTTGGTATAAAGCAGCCCCGTTAGACTTCTTTTCGACTATAAAAGAGTCAGGTTGCCATTCCTTGTACTCTTCTAGTACAAGTTTCTTTAATTCAGGGAACTCTAAGCGCCTCTTTATAGCATTTAATAGAATAATATTAAAGTTATTAGTCTCTTCATTGAAAAACACTCCCCAAACGGTAAGAGCGTTAAAGTCAGCCCTATTATTTGTTTCTTGGGCAGCATCGAGAGCCATAATGGTAAACTCACAATCAGGAGGTGTGTTTCCTTCCCAAATATTCCACCACTCACGCTTAATTAACGCCCCTTCTTCCGAAGTCGGCTTCTGTAAATACTGAGCGTTCCAGTATCGCACGTCTAATGATGCTTTCTTAGCTAATAGCTCTTCAATTTCCCAGAACTCAGGCCACAATGCAGTGCCATCATCTTTAATAGCAGGAAATTCTATAACTTCCCACGGGTCTACACCCTCTTCACGTTCCATTTGTGAAACTATTTGCCCAGTAAGGTCTAGTTTAGACCACCGAGTCATTACAACAATAATAGCCCCACCCGGCATCAGACGTTGGATAGGACCAGACTGGAACCACTCCCACGCTGGGAGGAAAACACTAGCTTTATTCTGTTTAGCGTCCTGTTCTGAGTGTGGATCATCAATTATAAAAAGGTCCGCCCCACGGCCCGCAAGAGCACCCCCCACTCCAATAGCGAAATACTCACCATTAAAATTTGTACCCCATCTAGAGGCAGATTTTGAGTCAGACTGTAGCTCAACTTGTGGAAAAATACCTTTATATTCATTGGAACCTACCAAGTTACGTACCCGTCTACCGAAGTTAATAGCTAAGTCAGCAGTGTGAGAAGCCATTATGATCTTCTTTTGCGGGAATTTACCTAAGAACCACGCTGGCGCTAGATATGATATAAGTTCAGACTTACCATGACGCGGGGCAATGTTAACTACAACACGTTTTTTCTTACCTGCGGCTATGTCTTCAAAGACTTGTATCAGTTTTAAATGGTGAGGCCCTACTTTGTAGTCAGGATATACATGATTAATGAAATCTAGGAAAGAAAGCTTCCCTAATGTCTGAGCTATCTGGGCCTCATATTCTTTTAATAGTGATGCGGTGCGGCGTTTTTGTGCATCGGGCATTGAGGGTAATGCTTGACGTAGTTTAAATAAGTCTTCTGGAGTAAGTTTAATACTCATGTGATAGATATTATCTGTCTAGCTTCTGCGTCTATAACTCTTCCTTCTATAATACTAAGAGTATCTAACAACTCTTGCTCTACTTCTTCTATAGTCTGTATTTTAATAGTTAACTCAGTACGTTTCTTAAAAGCATCTACGCCATCTATGTCCCCTAAGTGTTTCAAAGCCATTATTCTAGTCTTACTATCCTGAGAGTTCTCAACTTCAGTTACTAACTTATTAACCACATACATCTTAAGATCAGCTAAATCATCAACTATAGCCATATTCATTTGAGCAACCATACCTGCAAGTAAAGCAAGAGTCTCATTAGGGAATTGGTTGTACTCAGGTTTGTATGAAGGGTCGGAAGCCATTTCTAAAGCTGTAGCAGTTGCTTGGGTTGTGTTGGCAATGGATGGAGCAATGGGTGTGCCTGTTAAGTCAGACATTAATTTAATAACATTCGCCCGCATGTTTAGCTCTTCTGTAGGCGATAGTGTAGGAAATGCCTGTTTGGCACTTATTGGAAGAGGCACGTTCTCTTCTATAGTGGGATAGTAGTATTCAGATGTCATATTTACTGTTTGGTAAAATGTTTTAAGAAGTCTAACACATAGGTAAATTTTTTACGAAATATTTTTTTGGTGGGGCTTTTTAAAAAGCAACGGGGGGGTGTATATTTAAAGTTTACATATCCAGCTGGGGGATTTTTTAGCGGTGATTTGCGTGGTACTAAGTGTAAAAGAACCGGGGGGTTTAACTGAAAAACGGGGTGATGGGGGTCGTTGATAGCGCCTAGACCTAATTAGTTTAGTTAAACTTTACCTAATGAATGTTTTATGGTCTAATAGAACCGTACCAGATGAGTACATAACTATAACAACGAGGCAATACAATGAACCTATTAAAGATTGAATGTTGGAACGAACTAAGCACAACAATGAAAGTGTATATATGTATCAGTGCCGCATTTATGGCGGTTATATTGATAGAGAACATAGCAGTAGCTATGTTAAGAGGGTAAGGCAATGTTATTTACACCTAAGCGTTACAACACGTATGAAGAGTTAAGAGCCGAGCGCTATGATAGATTAGATAGTAGCAACACAGAGATGGTAACTAAGGATAGTGATGCGTGGTTTCCTGTGTTTGGTTGGGTTGGTAATGAAGTCTTTAGAGTTTCTATTGAGTATGACTTTGATGAGCTAATAACTTACGTTGTTAGTGACCCATTCCCACGTGGACTAGAGCATAAGAACATGGAAGTAGAAGATAGTAACGATGTTGACCTGTGTTGGTCAATCATAGCAGAAGCACAACTAGGTTAGTAACCCAACGCACAAGGATGTGCATAACAACGAGGCAATGCAATGAAAAACAGAAAGTTAATTTTACATCAAGTTAGAGAGGGTCGCCCAGACCTCGCGGTTACTAACTTGATTGTTAGTAACCGAAAAATAATGAGTGTAAAACTAATGGTTAAGTGGATCAGGTTTATTGATCCGCAAGAAAACCCATACAATGCTATCCGTAGCATTGTAGGGAACCCTTACTATTGGGAAGTTTAACTAACCAACGCACAAGGACGTGCATAACAACGAGGCAATACAATGACTAAACTAACAGATAGTAAACGAGTAATACTAATATCGTTCTGGTGCGATTACTGTCCAGATGCACCATGTTCAAGAGTACAAGAGCTATGTGATTATGTAGAAGATAATAACCTAGCTAAAGAATTAGATAGTGTTAAAGCTTATATGATGGTAATACTAGACTTCATATACTCTAGAGCGTAAACAACACGGAGACCTTCGGGTCTCCTTTTTTATACCCTGCCAAATTGATACCAGTTATAAAAGCTTGAGCACGTCTAACCGAGTACACATAGATAAATAACGTATCGTCACATGACGACATCATTAGTATGCTTAAACTTTACCTAATAGACTAATTATGATTAAATAGAACCGTACCAGATGCAAACACGCAAACGGACATAATGAGATAATACAATGACAACTAAAAAAGTAGAAGTTTTAACAGTTAAGAGCCAAGCTTATTCTCACGCGGCTTCAGCTAATACAATTTATAATATTGCTAAGTGGTGTTTGGCAACCGTGTCTGGCTATCCCGTTAAAGATAGCATTGCAAAAGAAACACGGGAGCAGTTTTATCAAGGCTATAGATTGCATCATAGCGAGATCTATGAGGCTAAGTCTAGTATAGACGATGTTGGTAAGGAGATTACAGTAACCGTTGCTATGGCGTATAGCTACACCACCAATGAGTTTGGTAAGTTAAAAGATACACAGCCCAAACTTCATAAAGCCGTTGGCGCTGTTCGCATGGCTTCTGATAAGTACTGTAATACACGATATACAAGAATATTAGCCAAGGGCGCTACTATATTAAAAGAGGGTCAACCACGCGCACCACGCCAAACCAAAACAGTACGGGAGCAATGCGCCAAGTACTGCGATGATATGGAGCAAAAAATAAAACTACACGTTGGTAAGGAGGTAGAGAATAAAGCAACGTTGGACGCCGCTCTACTCACTCTAACAGCCTTTAAAAATAAAATGGAGGAGTTGTTAAAAAACATTAATTAGTATCTTACCCGTCAGGCTTCGGTCTGACGGGTTTTTTTTGCCTCCAAAATTGATACCAGTTATTAAAGCGTGAGCGCATCTAATTGAGTTCATTTCTAAAATATCAGAATCTATTCTTAGTTCATTTCTGATTCCACACAAACTATCTTTGTACTGACCGACTAAGAGATAATTATCATATCCTCACATGACGACATTGTAAAGTATAACTGTACCCTAGCTACAACCCACGCCGTCTATGGTGTCAGACGCAATAAAGTTCCCAAAAAAACTCTTTGTGTAATTGTGTTTACCTGTAAGTGCCTGATATACAAATAGATTATATTTTCTGTGTCAGCGTTGTTTTTTTGAGTGACACACGCTCAGCCCAAGTGAAATAGCGGGCTGCGTAGACATTGTGTGCGTTGTGCACTAGATTTTTAGGGGATAGGAGGTAAAGTTAAACCTAAATTTGCACAAGATTAAGAAGACGGGGCAAACGTCACACCACATCAAAAATAGCATTTTACTAGGGGTACACCCATATTTCAAATACTTGGAACAAAGCACACAATTTGTACAATAATTGTACGATTACTACTACTATATATAAATATAAATAATAATAATAATAATAAAAACAAATACTTATAAAATACCTTATTTCATTTCTAAATTATCAGAAATGGTAAAACGCCTTTTTTGTGCACTGTACTTAATGTTTTATTGCACAGAAATCAGCACCAAATTCGCTACAACCCGCACCACTCCTACACATTTTTGTGCACTCCTCCTATGACACAAAAAGCACAAAACAACTAACTTTACATATCTTTTTTTACTAACTTTACATATCTTTTTCATTTCTGATTCCACACAAACTAAACCCCATAAAACACCCCAAAACATACCCTTTTCATTTCTAAAATATCAGATATGATACAAAAAAGAACCTTTTGACAAACCCCAAAAAACATTGTAAGATTGGTGCCTTAGTTTTTGACACAGATTTACCCATTTGTGCACTACTAAGAAAAAGCCCCTGAGTCTAGAGATAGATTCTGACATTTTAGAAATGAACTCAAAAGGACACAACAATGAGACAACTAATAGAATATTCAGTAGAGATAGAGTGTGAGATTCTTACATTAACTGAGTTATCAAAGACAGAAAACATTCCACGTAATATATTAAGAACAAGATATCTAAGAGGTATAAGAGGAGCTAAACTTATTGCCCCAATAGAACAACGTAAAAAACAAAAGCCCCGTAAACCTAAAGAGATAATTATCATATCCTCACCTGACGATATTGTATCTGTGCAACCACAAGAACCAAAGCTAACTCCACGAGGTTCAGCATCACGACATGACGTAGTTACATATAATGGTAAGACACGCACGTTGTATCAATGGGCAGGACTAACTGGCATCGCATATGAAACGATTGCGCAACGGTACAGAA